CACGCTTTTAATGAATATGTTAAAAGCGCGTGATCCTAAATACAACGACCGCACTGCTGCCGACTTACAGATAAACTTTGATGTGGGTATTTTGTTCCAAAAGTTTCAAGCTTTTGCGCGACTTGCCGCGGCAGAGCATGATGTTGCAAATAAAAAACTAGAACGCAAGAAAGCAGATGCGCTTCCTGTCCCACAAGAAAAAGCCAATGTGAATCCCGATGACCTCTTTGAATCGTAATGGCATTATCAGTAAGGAAGCTCTAGATAAGCTTCAGAAAATAACATCCACTGAAATGGATTGGCGCGACTGGTTTGAAAATCAGTCGCCGGCACAAAAACAAGAATGGATAAACAACCTTCGCGACGCTCCGCTAGTAGGCCCGCAGCCAGGGCCACAGACAATGGCTTTCAACAGCGATGCTGACATTATAGGTTATGGTGGAAGCGCTGGGGGCGGCAAATCGGCGTTGATCGCTCTGAAGGCACTTCTATCTCACACGCGTACCGTAATCTTTAGAAAAGATGCCCAGCAGCTGCGCGCTTTGGTAGACGACTTGATTCAATTTGTCGGCACAGATACCGGTTTGAACCGCGCACATAGTTCATTTTATTTAGGCGATAGACCCGGGCACATGATTGAATGGGGTGGCATAGGCGACCCTGGCAGCGAGCAGAAATGGCGTGGCCGAGCGCACGATTTGATGTGTATAGATGAAGCCACGGAAGTGCAAGAGAAAAAAATCAAGTTTTTAATGGCGTGGTGTAGAACGCACCTGCAAAGCCAGCGGTGTTGTGTGATTATGACTTTTAATCCGCCGGGTGGGCCGGATGATCCATCGGGCGGCCAAGGGCGATGGGTGATCGATTATTTTGCACCGTGGTTAGATGAGCGCCATCCCAACCCCGCTAAGAGCGGCGAGATAAGATACTTCGGCACGAATGAGAATGGTGACGAAATAGAGTGTGAGGACAACACACCATACGAGATAGAACTCAATAAAGAGATTATTACCGTTAAACCTAGGTCGAGAACATTCATATTCTCGCGCGTATGGGATAACGAGTATCTAAAGAACACGAACTATGTGCAGACGCTGTTGTCGTTAGAGGAGCCGCACAGGTCGCGCATGTTGTTAGGTGATTTTAGGTCGGGTATTATTGATCACGAGGATCAGTTAATTCCAACAGGCTGGGTTGATGAAGCCATGGATCGTTGGCGTGAAGCGGAAAAGAATATGCGCATACCTGAACTCAAGCGAAAGCAAATGGGAAGCATTGGCGTGGATGTTGCAAGAGGCGGTTTGGACTATACTATTCTAGCCAGACGACATGGTTTCTTCTGGGATAAACTTATCTCTGTAAAGGGTGGGCAAACGCCTGATGGTTCAAAGGTGGCTGCGCTCTGCACGCAGCATGTCAGAGATGGCGCAACAATATGCATAGACGCTAACGGCGTAGGCGCAAGCCCTTACGACTTGTTAAAACAGGCTGGCGCGAATGTAGAGGGCATCATGGGACAGAAAACGAAAGGACTGCCTAACTTACCCAACACCGAGAAGTGCGCGAACTTACGCACTGCTTTATGGTGGATGTTGAGAAAAATACTAGACCCTGATAATAACTTTATGCCGCTTATACCGCCGGACAACAGGTTGCGTTCAGAATTGATAGCGCCATTATTCTCTCAAAACGCGAATAAAATAGTGATAGACACAAAGAGGCAAGTTAAAGAGCGGCTGGGTTTTTCACCGGACATGGGAGATGCGCTCGCGTATTCCCTGTATAATATAGATGATGTAGAGGAGCGGTGTGCCGAGCGTCTGCAGGGACTGCCAGTCAATGTAGGCGACGACTTTTATAAGCGGCATCTCGCTTATTTCAACGAACATGATTGGATGATGAACTAATGCCTAACGAGCCTTTGTACAGCGAGGATTTTAGCAAGGTATTTCCGGCTGATCGCGGGCCTGAAAATAGGGACAAAATCAGCATGGAAGACGCGCGTCATCCGGCCGACATTCCGGTAGACGAGTCAAAACTTTACGAGCATGCGGGCAGCAAATACGAGCAGCTAATCCATCAGTTTGAAGACCGCATGTATCGCGCATGGTGTTATTGGAACTCGGTGTGGCAGCAATCTGATGACGACATAAAATTTGCTTACCACGAACACGGGCAATGGAACGCAGAAGTGGCGCGCAAGCGCCGGCAAAACAACCGCGCTGTGCTTACGCTGAACTCCATACCTGTCTATATAGATCACATGATAGGCAGCATTCGCCAATCAAAAATGAGCATAGATGTTAAGCGCAAAGGTGGTGCTGGACTAGGTTCTGAATGGCGCGTAGAAATGGATAGCGATCCTGGCCGCATGCTTACCATGACGCAAGTGATGGGTGGCATTATTAAGGATATAGAAAGCCGCTCAAAAGCACCGTACGCCTATTCTAGGGCTTTACAGCACGCAGTAGAGGGTGGCTTCGGCTGGTTGTATTTACGGCTCACCACAGAGGATGACGACCCCCGTCATCAAGAGATAAGGATAGAACACCTAACCGATAGAAAGTCAGTGTTGATGGATCCGTTTGTAGAGGATTCACACTTCATTGATGCGGACTGGGCGTGCATTAGTAAGCGGATGCCGCGCACCGAGTTTATGGCGCGTTATCCGGGTTATGCATTAGGCACGCATTCTGTTCCGTTTGCCGCTCAAAGTCAGGCCGGGTTTTCACAATGGTGGTCTAATGAGGACGAGGTACGGGTGTGTGATTATTACTACTTTGTGCCGGTCAAAAGGACTGCCATCACCTTTAAGAACCGTGACACTTCCGAGGAAATCTGGGGCTATGAAAAAGACTTGAAAGGCTTTATGGACGACCTGCGCAATCGTGACTTTGAAAAGGTGGATGAGAAGGAAGTGCAGGTGCGGCAGTTGATGTATTGCCGACTTACATCGCATCATGTGTTAGAGGAGCCGCAGGAATATCCGTCAAATAAAATCCCTATAGTCCCGGTGTTTGGTAGGCAGCTGGATGAGGATGGGCGGAAAATGCCAATATCGCTTGTGCGCTATGTCAAAGATGCGCAACGCATGTTGAATGTATGGGCCACTGCTGCCACAGAGAGAGTTCAAAAATCGCCGAAGCAGCCGTGGGTGGTATCCAAAGAACAGATCCATGGCCATGAGAAAATGTGGGCTGAAGCGCCAGCATCAGACGATCCTTATCTAGTTTATAACCACATTGATAATCAGCCGCCACCCCAGCGCATGGCAGGCGCGACGATGCCTGTAGCAGAGTTGCAAATGGTTGAGTTGTCGCGCCAGATGGTACAAGAAATGATCGGTATTCACGAGGCGCAGCGCGGCATAAAGTCTAACGAGACATCGGGTCTTGCGATACAGCGGCGGCAGCAAGCCGGCAGTTTTACGGTATATGAGTTCATTGATAATCTATCGCACTCGGTATCCATAATCGGTGATATTTTATGCTATATGGTGCCGCGCATATACAAAGGAGATCGTCTGCAAAACATCATACTGCCGGGTTCCGAGGAAGAGGGACAGATTCATTTAGGCTTTCCTATCAAGGATGAGGAGACGCAGCGTGTATTCAATGTTGGTGCGATGATGGTCACGCGCTATTACTGCACGACATCAGCAGGGCCGATGTTTGAAACCGAGCGCGAGCGGCTTATGAACTTATTGATGGAAATGGCAAAAGCCAACCCGCAAATATGGGCTATAGCAGGCGACATACTGTTTGAGCTAATCAATGTATCCGGCTCGCAGCGAGTTGCTGCTAGAATAAAGCGCACTATGCCGCCGCATTTGTTATCAGAGCAGGAACGCGCCGGTCTGCCGCAGCAGCAGCAACCCACTCCAGAGCAGCAGGCCGAGCAAATCAAACATCAAGCAACGATAGCAAAAGCGCAGTCGGTTGCGCAGGTGGCGCAAATCAACCATCAAATCAAAGAGATGGAGTTGCGCATAAAAGAGTTAGAGGCCGAAAGCGGCGGCGATGGCCGCGGCGATGGCCGCGGCGATGGTGAATCAAACGCCAATATAGAAGCGATGATTGATGAGAAAATAAGGAAATATATGGGCGCGAAAAAAAAGTGATTATGGGGGGTTGACAAACTTTATTTTTTGATGTGTAATAGGAACTATGGAACAAACTGAAGTGCAAAAACTCAATCAAGACCAACAGGCCATGTTGAGTCTGGACACAGGTACCGAGTCCAAAGAGAAGGACGCGGCGCAAGCGATTATTAAGCAGCTGGAAGAGCCGGGTGCTTACGATAAGTTTGTAAATCAATACGAGTCCACATCAGAGTTTAAGATAAACCATGGCAACCTCACAGACGGCAAAGAAGAGAAAGGACCTGACCCCATAGGGGATACCGAAAGAAAGATTTCTGCAACTGCTAAGCAAAACGAGGCAGATGCAAAAGCCACTCCCCCTGAAAAGGAAGCGGATAGCAGCGACAAGCAAGCTGATAAAAAACTTGGTGACAGCGACAAGCAAGCTGATAAAAAACTTGGTGCGAAAGATGACGCTAAGTCTGACGATGTTTTGCAACATCGTGTTCGCAGGATTAAGAAGCAGATCGAAAAGCAGTATAAGGACGAGAATACTCGGCTGAAAGCTGAACTTGAGGCGCTAAAAGCGAAGCAAGATGCTCCGTCAGAGGCGAAACAAGAGCAGAAGGATGGCGAGGATTCAAAGCCGGAGCAGCAGGCGGCCGAAAGGGTGTCAGAACTCCCCAGCGGTTCAGAAGAGGGGGAAGCCCCTAAAATCGAGGACTATTCATCCGAGAATGAATGGTTGTCTGATATGGAGCGTTGGGAAAATGGTCAGGAGCCTTATGGCCCTAGCGAGCTAACAACCAAAGCTGATGACAAAGCCGAGGGCGAACAAACGCCTGAAGCGAAACCTGAAGCGCCTCCTATGACTCTGGAGCAAAAGGTTGGTAAGCAACTAGACATTGTCTACCAAAGCATTGTGGAGTCCGATCTGCCAGATGAAGTTTATGAGAAGTTTAAGGATGGCGTTGATAGCGGCCGTATCGAGATTACTGAAACGGTGCTAGAGGCGATGGCAGACAGCGATGACGCTTATAAAATAGCGAAACAATTCGTTGACCGCCCTATCCTTGCTAAACGACTGACTTACAAATCCAAAAGCGAGCAAATAGACATGCTGAATCAATTAGCGGCGAAAGACATTGCTAAACAGGACGAAAGTTCTAAGCAATCCGAGTCAAAAAACGCATCAGGGTTACCTAACATTGATCGGCTTAAAGGTGTCAATTCAACCCGCAAGGAAATGAACGAGATGTCGCAAGCAGAGTACACGGAATTTGTTGAAAAGGCATACCCTAACCAGAGCGTTTTTGATTAAGTTTAACTAGCCAGTAATGGCTTAATCAGCTTAGGGAGGCCATCATGCCTATTAACATTGCGGGGATCAATAACCGTTATGTAACCGACTCTGTCATCGCTAAAGAGAGTTTGCGTCGGTTAAAACACAGCCTAATCTTACCCAGATTAGCAAATCACAATCTAACTCCTTACTTTGAGAACAAAGTTGGGAAAACCATATCTATCAAAAAGCCGTATTACGCGAAAGTCAGCGAGGGTCGCGAAGTAGGCCCTAACGATGTATCGCCGATGGTAGACCTTTGGGTGGATGTGACAGTCGATAAACGCTACAAATTCCTCCTAGAGGATGTAGACGAGGATAAGACTTTCAACATCGTTGATTTTGGCGACCGCTATTTGCAGGCGGGCGTTGAAGACTTAGCCTATTACTATGACCATCGTGGGGCAGAAGCGCTCAATAGCGGCACTTTCAACTGCGAGATAAGCGAGGTCGGCAAGCCGATGAGTGTTAAGGCAGCATCACTGGTGCGCGCACACTCACAGGAAATAGCAATCCCGCAGAACAGCCGCAACTATGGGCTAATTGAGCCTATGGATTATGTGCCGTTGGGGGTTGAAGTGCGCGGCACTGATCAACCGCAGATGGTGCGCGAGAATATCCGTCGTCAGTTCGGTGGTTATCTACAGAGCTGGATGACTTTCTCTAGTACCAATCTCACGCACTACATTACCGGCAAGCATACTGGAACACCTAAGGTGCGCGGCGCCAATCAAACTGGTGACACGCTTATCACCGATGGTTGGTCGATCCAGAATGATCAGGGCGTTCTGAAAAAGGGTGAGATAATCACCATTGACGGTGTGTATGAGATCAAGCATCGCGGCAACAAACAGAAGACGCATCGTCTAAAGCAGTTTGTTGTGCAAGAGGATGTGAATGTTGACAATGTTGGTGCTAAAACTGCGTCTATCAAAATCGCACCTGAAATCAACCCAGGTGTGTGGATGGTCGGCAGCGACCGTAGGACAGTCACTAAAGCCGATGGCGAGGGCAATAATGTGTCGCTAGAGGCGTTTCAGAATGTATCAGCGCCCCCTGCCGATGATACGCCTGTCAATTTTGTCGGTGATGCCAATAGCGAGTATCGTCAAGCGTTCTTTTTTGAGCGTTCTGCTATGCAATACATCAATGTGCAATTGGTTATACCGCAGTCGTTCTTTTGGAAAGGCATGGCTGTTGATACTGATACTGGTCTTAACTGCACGATGGTTGCTTGGCCGGATGGCAATACCATGAAAGAGAATCGGCGTGTTGATATCATGTTTGGCTCGCAGATGGTCTATCCCGATATAGGAATTCGTCTTATCACGGAGAAGATTTAATGTCTATTCAATATACCGTCTACAACAAAGAC